AATAATTACTAACTTTACAACAAGTATTGTATACTTTCAATTTACCACCTTCATAATCGTAAGAATTAAAATTTTTCTTCATAATGTTATATCTACTTATAGCTTTCTAAATAGACTTTAAGAGCATTTTCATTAGAACATTGCGTCTGTGATATGTTGACCGCTCTTTAAACGCCTCACACTCTTACCATGGGGCTCAGCATCTATACCATTAACAAACTCATTCCAATGTTTAATCTGAAAATCTATAAATGATTTGTCATTCCCTCTTCTATACATTCTTCCTACCCATTCGTCAAGCAGGTCTATCTCTGGATATACGGTAAAATATTTTATTCCTGCGTCCTCTAAAGCTTGTCTTACAGCCAAATGACTACTTACAAAAATATAATCTACTTTACCTATATTCTCTTTTATATGCTCAATGTAGTTATTTGGGAAATCAGGATTACGTTCCTTTATCTTTTCACATCTAATTCGCTCGAGCTCTTTGTCTGCGTTTGTAGGACTAAGCATAGATTCAAAATCTTCTTTTATCTTTTGAAGTTCATCATCCGTTCGTTCTCTATATATCCAACTGAAATCGCTGCTATCACTATCTAAAATTGAATATATATCTTGATAGTTTTCAAAAGCATAGGTCTTTCCACAACAAGGGTAAGCACTAATTATTTTAGTTTCTTTCATTTATTCTGTTCCCTTCTTATAATTTCTTCTAGTGTTCTCGGTGTATAATCCATATACTTCATCATCGCGCCGACGTTGTGCATAAAACAAGGCTTATCATATAATTCTCTCATTTCCTTTTTGAAATGTTGTATCATATTATACTCAAAACTGTTATGTACATGCCCATACAGATGTACCCAACCATAATAATGATTCTTAAAACAAGGTATTGGATAATGACATAGAACAACAGAAGTTTGTTTATCTATCTTTAGTTCTTTATAGTCTACAACCTCGACAAACAAATTGTGTAACTCTTTGTTTCTCAACAACTTACCATCATGATTACCTTTAATCAAATGTATTCGTCCTTTAAGTTGCTTGAAAATCTGAATGGTTTGTTCTGCATCATACCAACTAATATCACCTAACACATACACGTCATCATCTTCTCCGACGACATTATTCCAATTCTCAATAATCGCTTTGTCGTGTTGCTCTATGTTTAGAAATGGACGATTATCGAATTTTAAAACATTTGTTAAGTATGTCCAAAATGTAAATCAGAAATGAAATAATTGGACATAAGACCACCTCCTTTATGTAACTAAACCCCATTTTCTTTCTAAAACAAATAAATTATTGTCTACAATAAATTTTTTAAGTCCATTTATTATTTTTTGATTTCCAAAAGTAATAGTAGCATATTGTCTATTTTCTTTTGTTGTGATGATAATTGCCTTTGGAATTTTATCAACATTAAAATAATGATATAATTTTATAGAAAAAATATTTAAATTATCACACCATGCTTTATACAACTTTATTGTTATTCTTAGGTTATTATTATCAGATCTATAATCAATACATCCATCTCCATCTATAAAACCTATTAGAAATGCAATAAATTTATCTCCGTTTATGTTTGAAATGTCACAAGGTTGATATGTTTTGTTATGTTTGATTTTATATATTTTTTCTAAAATTGGAATCGTATGCGAATCATAGCAAGAAAATCCGTAAGATATTCCTGAATAAGATGTGTTGATTAAAGGATTTAAATATTGTGCTATTTTATCAACAATATCTTTATCATCACTTTTTAAATTAAATACTAACCGGTTGCTATTTTTGAAACTGCCATCTGACAACAAAAAACCAAGTATGTAGTAAGTTTGCAATGAATCATTTAATAGCTTAGATAGTTTATAT